CCCTTCTGGTATGAGGCCAACCAATCGCAGCGTAGCAGGCTACCTACGATTTGGCTGGCTCATACCTGGAACCTCTAGAACTAGAGTTTCCAGCGTAGGAGGTACGTTTATCCCCCCGTATTTTCAACGCATCTTGATGGGACAACCACGCTCCCCGCGTGTCCTTCAAGCGCAGGAACGCTTGAACGACATCCTGTACCGGTGTCTTGTTGTGATACAAGTCCGGTCCAGGAAGCGGGAGCCGAAGTTTCCCTGGTTTCATTGCCTTTGGTTCACAAGGGCGATACTTTCCTCCGTTCAGCCAGTAAAGCTTATGCGCGCGTTTTGCGACGCACGCATTCAGCTGACGGAGAGGCACGAACACGCACTCCTCGACCGGTTCGTCGTACCAACCAAGGTTGGAACACAGGACGCGGTCGAACGTGTCACGTGCCTGCCGGAAGGACTTACCGTCCACCGGTGCAAAGAAAGTATCCACCCGAGTGACATATCGGAAAGGGTTTACTCTCTCGTCTTCGACGAGAGTTCTCAAGGACGCCCGTACGGGCTTAGGAAGGTCACGCATCCCCTTCGAGGGATGGCCCAGACCCCCCAGAGCTGCGGTAAGCTCTGGTGGTCTTCCCAAGCGTCGTGCCTTGGCGCGAACGCTCTTGAGAAGGACCTTGCAAACGCGACGAAGAGACGACCACTGCACCACGTCGTACTTCGCCGCCTTTCCAGGGTCCAAAACCCCATAACCGTCTCTCTGGAACTGTTTAAGCGGGTACGGATTGAAGAACTTGACAGGGCCACTGCCAAGCCCAAATACTTCACAGAACGTGAAGCCCTTGGTCCCGTAAAAGCTCTTCCCGCTATGCAGTCCAGACCCAATACTCACAACCCTATTAGAGTATTGGGTAATGTTGGGAGGCTTGCAAGCCGAGACAACGTCATCTCCGCAGATGCGCGTCTTCGGACCCAAAGGCTTGCAAGCCCAGCCGTTAATCACGGAGAGAACCGTGAACGACAAAGGTGTACCCATCAATATGCCTCTCCGAAGAGGGACATAAATCTTGGTCACCTTGCCGGTTCTTACCGACTCGAAGGCACCCAACATCTCCTGGTGGTAATCACTCGGAAAGTCATTGATGTTGTAAACCACATAATGCACGCGTTCGCCGACGCCAAGGCTGTCGGCAGCAAGCTCACGCCAGCCAGAACCAAGGCCGGCGCGCTCCGCACCGCGGAGAACGGCGCGAACTGCATCGTGGTAAAACCCATCAGTGGCTTTAGTGAGGTCGACGGAAGCCCACCCCTCACCTTTCCCGAGTGCGATGTTAGAGCCGCGCAAATCCTTCATCCATCCGTCCGAGCCAACAGACTCGAGGAATGGACGAACCCTCTTGTCTGCTTTAAGGACAGAGGGCCACATCTTGCGGCGAATAACATCACCAAGGGTATATATACCACCAGGAGGAACGGTTATGATCCTTGCCTTGCACCCCTGTTCCGCTATCAACGTCGCCTTGTGCACCAGTCTACTCGAGAACTGGCGCGACGACTCTGCGTCCTCACCACGAGTGGGGGTCGAAGAAGCAAGTTCTGCTACAGAGAGCAGGCATCCCAAAGCCTGCTTGAACTTGGCATAACCTTCTTCGATCCTTCCATCTCCTCCCTGATCTACGCTAGCGTAGGTCGGGTCGGAGGTGTCTTGAGGACACATGACGCTGATAGCGTTCAAGGCCTGATTCGTGAGGAAGTCTTTCAGCGGGCTGTCTGGGACAGCACGGCGGGCGTTCCACAACTCCTCCTTGTAGTCCGAGGACCCAAGGATGAGAAGTGTACCGCGCTCGCCGGCTCCAATGGTGACCCACGGAGCCGCTTCCCATACGAGGTCTGCGATGTAGCCATCGTACCCTCCATTGGACCCACTTCCTCCACGAACAGCATTCTTGGTGCTCGGCAACGATTTTCCTTTACGCTTTCGCAGCTTCCCTCTCGTGAACAGGTCATAAGCGTACTGTTCGAGACCGTTGCAAGTCTCGGACCCCGCCTCACCGCCCGACGAGAGGAGCTGGGCATGGTTGTACATCGCTTTCTTTGCAAGATTGGGAGACGGCTTCGGAAGAGCCCTTGCGCACCTGGTAAACGCCAGGATACGTTTGGGCTGAACCTTAGCCAATCTCCGCAACCACAACTGCAAATTAGCGGGAACTTCAGGAACGGGCTCGACCTTGCGGTTTGTGAGACATACGTCTCGCAAAGACACGCAAAGGTCTTTCACGCGACCGCAGACATAGTCTACGCCGCGGGGGCCACAACGGGTCACCCACTTCCTGAAGATCCAACAACCATGTTGCTGCGAAAGGCCACTGGCAACGAAACCAGCCCACACCGCCTGCCAGGCAGCGGTGTGGTCATCTACAATACGCCGATGGGACTTCTGACTACTACGCTTTTCAGCGGGGTAGCCAGAGGGACCTACTACACGGCCAAGAAGAAGTGATGGGAGTCGCTTCTTGATGATCCTTTCG